ACGTCCGTCTTCGACCAGATTTCTACACCCATACCGCCCGGCAAAAAACGCAAGACAGAATCACGGATTGTACCCCCTACAGCATAATCTCCAACAGGAATTGCTTGAATATTTGTTGCCATTTGCTGGAATGTATCGCTGGGATTGGTCGGCACTCCTTTGTCAGTAATGGCCCCAGCGATAAGAGTCTTACCATTACTGACAGACGTAAAAAGCTCGGCCAGTGCCCCTTCCACGTCGGTCGCTGTGAAGTTACCCGCAGCGTCTTCAATCCCGATGTTTTTCGCCAAATGAGCGTTCTGCGTACTTTCCGCCTTATGTGCAGCAAGTTCTTGGGCAACTTCACCTACTTCTTGGTCAGTATAAGCCTTTGCATTTACTTCAGCTTGATTCGCGGCAGTTATAGAATCTTCAATACCTTGTTCCATGCGATTCAATTCGCCTTCTGTGATTATGTCGTTAAACTGCCAGACTTTTTTCTGAAAAGGCACCTTTATGCACCTCCTTGTACAAACTGGATGTTGTGGCTGAATATCGTAGTTACTGCCGTATCTATCTCAATGCCTGTTATTGAAGTAATGATATTGTCTTCGCTGTCCAAAAAATCAATTCTCGTAACGATTAGATCGGGTGGAAGAGCCATCTCAACCGTAATGCTGTCTGCATACTTCGTGATGTTTAATTGCGTCACTTCGATAGTTTCGTTCACCAGCGCTTTAGTCAGTAGTGCATCGGTTGTTTCTACCAACTGACTTTTGTAAAATGTAGATACTGCCAATCAAATCACCTACCTTCTATAGACTACACGCTCGGATAATGTAGTCCCAATTCTTGTTCTCCCTGCTATAGCCAGACCAGCTCTTGCGTAAAATATCTTAATTTCTCTACTTTCTTCTTTGATCCGAATCCTCTCAACTGAAAACGGGAATTGCAGATATTCCATGTTGGCGGGCTTCAATTCTTCAACAAGCCTCTGTATATCACGGAATTTGTACCCATCTACTGCTGGTATAGAGATAGAGAAAGCATATTCCCCTGGTACTAGTTCAATTTCTGCCTGTGTTGTGCCGATATAGGCGTTCAGTCGATTGCGCAGCGAACGCAACGTAATAGGTGGCTTTCGACTTTTACGTTCAATCAATCGTTCACGTCGGAATTCTATCGTTTCATCGCTGCTGGCCGTGATATTGAATTCCTTTTCCCTCCATTGTAGCGTATCCTCTGCACTCTGGATAAACTGTTCGTTTAGGACCTTGTTTATAGCTTTTTTTAGTGCGATAATTTCAGGATTAACTGCTTTCGCTAACTCCTGAAATTCTCTAATGTTTTGTAGAACAGGAGGCAAATATGCAAGGTAATCAGCTTCTTCCTCAAGCCACTTAATCAGCATTTATCGTCACCGTCCCGAGGCTGGCAACTTCATCAGGCGCAAGCGTGATATTACCATCTATACCGTTCAGCGTTAGCACCAGGATATCCCGAACCATCGGAATATTGATCAGACGGCTCAGGAGGACGGCGTGCCGGACCGTGGTCGGCACAAATTTCTGGTCCTCGAAGTTGATTTCGGAGAAGTATTCGGTGATAATCCGTTCGGCATCTTGCTGTATATCAGCCGGGCCATAACCTTCCTCGAACACTACAGTCATGGTGACGTTCACGACCTTCGGGATAGCCCCCATGGCCGTAAACACATGTCCAATCGGTACAAGGCCGGTCCCCATACCATCCTGATATGGATCTAATGTATTTTGTACAAGGTCAATAAGCTCCTGGCTAGGCACTTGATTATTTGCATCTGTTATAATCGCTCGAACAGTACCGCGGCCGTTCCATAACGGTTGGATTTTAAAGCGTCCAACACCAGGGATAGCACTGATCCACTCACGATATTGGTCCACATTACCACCGTATCGTATGGCATTGATTTCCTCTAAGTAACGTTGATACAGTTCTTCATCTGTTTCCTCGTCTTCGCCGAGAATGAGAACATCTGTTAGTTCAGCAGATACATCAGATATATTATCTATGTTATCAAGAGCGCCCGAATATAAATTTCCTATAGTGCCATACTGCTCACATTCGGCCCTATACTCTGTATCAGATATCTTTTCTATAATAACATATGTTGTATCTTCTAATCCCCATCTTGTGCCAACATCTACAGGCCTTGTTGTAACAATTTTCCTTATTGCCTTTGTAGCAGGTCGCCGTTCCACTCCTGATTCAGCAGTCCTTCGCTCCAGAAACTCTCCTACTGCAGTGTCTGCAAAAAATAAATCAACATAATTATTTAATTGGAAGTATGTTTCGGCTAATTTATAAGCAATTGGAGCTAGAGCATCATAAATAATAGAACCTTCTCTTTTGTCTACATCATTTGATACCCTGCTTAGCATATCGTTCAATATATTTTCATAAGTCTTATCTTCAAACATTAAAAAATCACCTCCCGGGAGGCTGTGAAATTGCCGAATATGCTATGAACATCAAACGTGCATTTTATTTCATCACCGTTTACTTCAAACTTGAAATTATCGACATCGGTAATCCTATCATCTCTTAGAAGGCACTCTCGAATTCTGCGTTTCAACTCAATTTGAACATATATGGGATCTTTGCCTATTAAACTTTCAAGTTCAATCCCATAATTAAAGCTATATATCGGGTACTCATATCGCTCTGTGTTGAGCACCTTATATATAGCTTGTTTGAGAGCCTCCAACCCATCTACATAGCCCTGGATTTTATCTCCGGATAGTTTATATGTCCGGCTTGTTTCTATACTTTCTGCAGAGCCTAATTCAATATTTATAGAAGCGTTGGGTATCATTCGGAGATCACCTCCAGGATATAGAACTGCTGGCCACCGTGATTTTGGAGCAGCCGCACTTTCTGGCCAGCAATCAAATTCTTTTTGAGATTACCCACTATGAGCTCATATGGAATAGTGAGTTTATCACTTACCTTGATGCCGTCATTGGTCACTGTGCCCACCACAAGCCGGCATAGTTTAGCATTATTGAGGTAGTTTTGGATTATAGCTTTAATTTCGTTAATCATATCATCACTTCCAACTTCATTGTGTGCACAGGGATAAACTCATGAGCAACTGACTTTACGATTAGCCGTTTATTCAACTGTATATCTTCAATCCGCCCGTAAAAACTGCTCCCCGCTCTTACTCTCACGTCACCAAGGCACTCTAACTCCAAAGTTTCAACTTCCCTATTATATAGCCGCAGGAGTGCATCAGCTTTTGCCTTGGCCTGTGAAGGATTGTAGTTTTTATCAAGTACCTCAAAATATTGTAGCAGCCCATATTTTTGTATTGAGCTGCTATCCTTGGTTATATATACATCTCTTTTGCCTGTTTTTTCATTGTCGCTTACAATTTTAATTTGATTGTAGAACTCATCATCAATGGATTTCTCGTATTCATAATCATAAGCCAGGCTCTCATCGCCAAGAATAAGATCGAGCTGCAGCTCCTGGAGATCTCTGACTGCTATGTTGCCGAACTCATCGCGCAGGCAGTACCATCTGCCTGTATTCATCAGTGTGTCGCTTATGGCGGTATAAATTATATCCAGCCAGGTCTTGTCGTCCTGAACGCTTACAGGCAGTTTGTAGCCAGTATTGGTGAGTATACCAGCTTTCAGGTTAAAATAGTTACACATTTTCTTTACGAGGCTATCTACAGTGTCATTTTTGACCACAATCGTATCCTTGGCCTTGCAATAGCGGAGTTGGTCATATGCGGTTACGCTGATCTCTTTGGCTTTATTCTGACCATGCTTAAAAACATACCCATAAAACACGTTTTCATTATCATATCTAAACCGCACTACGCTGCCGTTATGTATTTTTAAATCGTCATCAATATATGAGAATTCGAGCTTGCTACATCCATCGTTAAGTTTATCTGTATAAGATACGGAAGTAACAAGCTCGCTGATTTCATATATCTTCCCATCTGTTTCAACCGCAAATTCCATATTCATCTCGGTATCACCAACTTCTGCCCGGGATATATGAGATTAGGATTTTTGATTTGATTTTTATTTGCCTCGTAAATTTTCTGATATTGATTACCGTTTCCATAGTACTTTTTTGCGATGCCCCAAAGGGTATCTCCAGGTTGTACTACATGGTAATCATTCGCTTTTAGCGACACCGCTGGAACCGGTTCATCTTTTTTGACTATTGTTTGGGTTGGTGTCGGGATCACAACAGTTTTCTTTCCGTATGGCCGATATTCTACTAAACGAAAAGATACATATTTATCTCCTTCTTCTCCTGCTTTTTCAGTGATAGTTAATTCTTCAATAAGTACTAACGAGTTGATATCATCGCCGATACCGTTTGAAGCAATGAAGCGTACCGGCTCTTTCTTTTCTCTCCATGCTTTAAAAAGGTTAAGGTAGAAATCCGCATTCTTGAAATCGCCAGCTGTTTCTATATAATGTAAAGGTTTGAATGGGAGTTCGCACTCAAAACTATATTCGGTTAATTCCATATGTGTTGGCACAGCAATTTGTCCAAGTTTTAATATTTCATATTTTTCAATTGCTTGATTTGATATAACTTCGATTTGTTCCGGATTAACAGGCAGACGGTATGTCACACCATCTTTATCGAAAAACACTGCATAACTCATGCATATGCCCCCTCTGCCGCCATAGCGATTTCTTCCTGGAGTATTTTTCTAATTCTTCCCGCTATCTTATTGGCATCCGCTGTTTCGTGTACATCTCCAAAGGATATACTGATGTTAGGTGCAAGCGTTGCGGTGCTGAATTTGGCAATGTATTCTCTTTCTGCGATATCTCGCAAATACTTCAAGTCTTCATCCGACATGTCCACCTTAAGCTTATCGTTAGATGTGACATATAGCGGGTTTTGACTTGTACCGAATTGCCCCATGTCAAAACTTTTGCCTATATCAGTCAGCCCTGACAATGCGTTGCTTACCTTGTCTACAAGATTTTTCCCCATGGTGCTGCCTTTCGTCCAACCTTCAGAGAAATCCATGAATTCTTTGGATTGAACATAGGTTTTCAGGTCGGCTTCGGTTTTTATCTGCGTTGATGCCGCTTTTAGTTTGTCTCTCAGTTTTGTGATGGCTCCGGCGATATTTACGTTCACGCCCGGGATCTTGTTCAGCAAATCTTCAATTCCCCGGGCCACTTTTTCGATATACCCAAGCAAGTTAGATGCTAGATCAAAAAACAGCGCTTGTACAGCAGCTACTGGGTTTTTGAATACGTTGCCGAAGAAATTCACGAAAGCGGCTATGTGATTCCAGATCATGACGAAATAGTTATAGAAAGTTGTGGCAAAAACACCGATTAGCCCTCCAATAAATCCTATAATCTCATCCCATGTTGCTCCCAGCTGTCTTGCTGCAGATATTGCTATTCCTATAATAGCAATTACCAGTAGTATAGGCCAATATACACTTAACCATGCTGCTGCTTGCGCAATCAGTGGTGGTATCATTGCCCACAGTTTTCCAATTATAGAAACAAGCCATATGCCAGCAATAACTGCAAGTATTGGCCCTATCGTATCCCAACCTCTAATTATAGCATCGATTAACCAGCTTGCCGCAGATGCTGCAAGACTAAAACCAGTAATCATTCTGTCTACAAATCGCTGGAACTTGTCAGCATTAATAAGCTGATTTACCTTTACAATAACTTTATCAAAGGCCTTAAGTGCACCATTCTTAATCCTGTTCCATATGTCTCCGAAAGTCATTGGCATCTCTGCAAACTTGGTGTTGATGTTTTTCGCTGCGGCAAATACGGCATTTTTGATTATGTCGGCCGTTATAGCTCCTTCAGAAGATAATTTTTTAAGTTCTCCTTTTGTCTTTCCCATATATTTTGCTATTGCCTCATATATCATTGGAGCATTTTCCATTATTGATACTAATTCATCACCTTGAAGCCTACCAGAAGCCATCGCTTGAGCTAATTGTCTCATTGCTCCTGCCTGTTCAGATGGGTCAGCTCCGCTAATTTTAAATGATTTTTGTACAAGCTCTGTAAAGGCAATTAGTTCATCATTGGAGGTAAAAGCGTCCTTGGCTAGCAGCCCCATTTTGGCCACTGCACTGGCCATATCTGAGTATACACCGCGAGACCGATTAGCAGCTGCAAAGATTTTATTTTGCAATTCTTCTTGTGTTTGCAAGCCGTCATTAATAAGTGCGAGTCTAGCAGCTATATTACTATATTCGTCTGTAATATCTATTCCTTTTTTTATCGCTGCTAAACTTATAAAAGTTTTAAGTAATTTCCCCAATCCACCACTTGCAGTATTAGCACTTGCGCCAGTGACTTCTAATTTTTTATTAAATTCATCTGTGGCACCGCTAGCTTTTAAAATTTTATCTGTTGCTTTATCTGTATTTTTAATGACTTTATTGATTCCTGATGTATAACCTCCAGTCAATAAAGCCATAACTGCTTTTAAAGTTGCCATATTAACGCCTTCTACCTCCTCCCTTTGCAGCCTTTATTTTAGCTGACTCTTTTTTCTCTTGCTCAATACGAAGCTGTATACTAGCATATATAAAAGCTTTTTCTCTTTCGCTCATATTGGCTAATGTTGAAGGTAATATGTGTAATTTTTGCAAGGCGAAGTGAGCTAAGACGAACTCAGGATCGCCTTGCATTATGCGTTTTTTACTTCTTCAATATCCTCATTTATATCTGTGTCAAGTCCGCTCAATTCCTGAACTGCCTGGGCTAATTCTGCATACTCGCCAACATATAACATTTTTTGAAGTAATGCAGATGCACCTAGTACACCGTATGCTTTTTGCAGTTCTGCATTTGTAAGGTCTGGGAATACTACGGCGGATGCCGTAAGCTCTGATATATACTCTGCTCTATCAAAGTATTCCTGACCTTTCTTGTCCCTTTTTGTGTATTTCTTGATTAGCATTTTATTTTCTTCCTGTGTGATAGGGCGGATTTCAAACGGTACAAGGTTCCCGTCTTTATCTTTGAATCTGTTTGACACTATAACCTTTTTATTTTCAACTTTCACAGGATTAAGAAAAGCCTCTAAAGAACCTAAACTCATTATTTACCACTCCCTTTTATCTATAATTTGCCGGCAAGTCAAAGAAACTCAAACCCTCAATGTCATCAAATGTAAAATCCGTGTCAACAGTAATCGGATCATCTGATTGATCATCTAATGCAGCAACAGGTATAGTGTTAAGCAATACACCAAGCAGCACAATTTCTTGTTTTCCAATTGTGCTTTGTGCATCTTCGTTTTTAATCTGGAGCTTCAGTCCTCCATATTTACCCTCTTTGATGTATTGTATCGCCAATCTCAACATATCAGAGTTCATGAAATACATTGTCATTGATCCGGTACCCTCGGCCCCAACTACTTTATGCTGGACCATACGATGACCGAGCATCTGGCGGGACTGTACTTGAAGCTCAAGTTGAGCAGTCAGGCTCGATATTTCAAACAATTCCCTGTTCTGTCCATTAATTGTGATATAAGCTTTTCCTTCTTTAGAGGATATCGTATCTGATAATCTTACATAATTATCTGCCATACCTTATTACCCTCCTTCAACTATGACAAATTTACCGTAATGTAGATTTTTTCTACGGAATCAACTGGCTGGATATAACAGTCAATTACTACCGCATCAGAATCATTACCAGGAGATACGGTTACATCTTCAGCAGTAAAATTCTGAATTGCGTTTAGTCTTTGCAATTCGTTGAAATACTCAATTAATGTTGCTCTTAGAAGCGATCTACCATCTGCGTTGTTATTGACCTTGCCAACATAATTCGATTCAAATATTTCTACAATATCGTTATTAATACCATCTAATGTTCTAATCACTCTGTTCTTTGTAAACTGCTTACCTTTTTCTGCGGTAACAGTGGTTAGGCTGTTAATGTCGTATATCACTGTTACATTCTGAGCAGTATCTACTTTGAATATGAATTCTCCATTTTGAACAGCAGCCTCCATTTCAGTTTTAGTCATTCTAGGTACCACATCGATAGCACCTATATATTTACGTCCAGTATTAGACTGATTAATAGCCGCACCAGCAGTAACACCTCCAACCCATGCTGTAGTTTGTGCTGCTGTAAGTTCTGTTCCGTCAACAAGTCTAACACCTTGGGTAACATTGATAATCGCTTCATCGTCAGCTGCAAAGTTAGCCATAACTGCCTGAATTTTCTTGCCCTCTTCGGTACGCATCATATCAACCCAAGCTTTGATAGTAGTTTTAATTGTGTCATATGCTGCACCATCATATGGATACACCAATACGTTGAAATCTTCTGTCATCAATTTAGCCAAAGCCTGTTCAACCACCTCAGAGGTGTGTTCAGCACCCAAATTATATACGATTACAGTATTGGCACCTTTAAGCGCCTCATTTGCAAGTAATTTATCTTCAGCTGTTACACCTGTCGGCCATTTACTCTGGTCAAGTGCTGTTATTTTATACATTTCCCCACTAGCACCCTTGCTTACTTCCTGTAGTATTACTACTGTACCTCTTTCCCCTAATGTTATGGAAAGTGGAGCATTTGTCCGAAAGTTAAGGTATGCCCCAGGAAGGATCTTATTCTGGTTCGTCCAAGTTCCACCCATATCTTTATCACTCCTTGTACAATTAATATTGT